GGCCACTGCGGTGACCAGTGGACTCTCCTCCAGCGAGGATGAGTCTGCTGGTCATACCGTGGAGGCGGATCGGCTCGACATTACGGTCCGGTATTCTTCGGAAACGGCTGTGGTCAATTCCAAGCAGTATCGAATCCTGCTGGGCAACCGGATCTATAACATCCTGTCCATCGACGAGATGGGCTTCAAACACAATAGCCGGTTGTTTCACACCGTGCTTGTAGAGAGGTAGCTATGGGAAGAACAGTACGGATTGATGATCTGGCCAACGAGATCATGGATGGCCTGACGGAATATGCCGATCTTGCTACCGACAATCTGAAGGCCGCTGTGAAGAAAGCCGGAACGACAGTGAAAAACGATATCTCCGCAAATGCTCCGGAGCTCACAGGCCGCTATGCAAAAAGCTGGCGCACGAAGACCACGAAGGAATCCGCCACCTCGCTGGAGGTCACGGTTTACTCACCGACCCGGTATATGCTGGCGCACCTGCTGGAATTCGGCCACGCCAAGCGCGGTGGTGGCCGGGTAGCCGCCAAGCCGCATATCGCTGCCGCTGAGCAGCAAGGCATAGAGCAGCTGGAGAGGGACATTGAAAGGAGCCTGACGCATGGATGAAATGATCGAGATTATGGAGGCAATCGGCCTGCCCTACGCCTACCACCATTTTGCGGAGGGAGAATCGCCGGAGCCGCCATTCATCTGCTTTCTCATGCCGGAGAGCGATAACTTTGCTGCCGATGGCCGGGTCTACTTCAAGATCGACGGGTACCACATAGAGCTGTACACAGATATCAAGTCTCCGGAATTAGAGAACCAACTGGAAGCCGTGCTGGACGAGCGCGGCATTTTTTATAACAAGTCCGAAGTGTGGATCGAGAGCGAGAAGCTCTATGAGGTCCTGTATCAATTTGAAATGGAGGGTATGAATCATGCCTAAGAAGAACAAGGTCAAATTCAATATCTGCAACGTCCATTACGCGATCCTGACCGTCGCGGATGACGGGACGTTCTCCTACGGCACTCCGGTTCCCATGCCGGGTGCTGTATCCCTGTCGCTGGATGCAAACGGCGAGCCGACCAACTTCTATGCTGACGGCTATGCCTACTACATCATCTCCAACAACATGGGCTATGACGGCGATCTGGAGCTGGCGATGGTGCCGGAGTCCTTCCGTACCGATGTGCTGAAGGAGCAGCTGGACAGCAACAATGTCCTGATCGAGAACTCCAAGGTCGAGGCTGAGAACTTCGCGCTGCTGTTTGAATTCGACGGCGACGTGAAGAAGATCCGCCACGTCCTGTATAAGTGCGCAGCCAGCCGTCCGGGTATCGAATCCCAGACCAACGAGGATGAGGTTGAAGTCAAGACCGAGACCCTGTCCATCAAGGCCACGCCGCTGGCCAACGGCTATGTGAAGGCCAAGACCGGCGACAACACCAGTGATGCCGTTTACCAGAACTGGTACAACGCCGTGTACATCCCTTCGTCTGAAGGTGGCGGTGATGATCCGGTCGTGGATGACGGAACCGATCTGGCCTCCCTGACCATCGGCTCCCTGACGCTGACTCCTGCTTTTAACGCGGATACCATCGCGTATACGGCCAGCACCACCAATGCCACAAACACCATCACGGCTGTCGCTGCGGATGCTGAGGCAGAGGTGGCAATCACCGTCAACGGCACCGCACATACCAGTGGGCAGGCTGCGACTTGGGAAACCGGCGATAACATCGTGAGGATCGTCGTCACCAATGGCAACGCCACCAAAGCCTACACCGTCACCGTCACGAAGACCGAGGAGGGCTAATCCACCATGAGCATGACAAAAACCATCGAGATCGACGGCCAGCAGGTGTCCTTCCGGGCATCTGCTGCCATCCCGCGTATTTACCGACTGAAGTTCCACCGGGATATTTATAAGGACCTTGCAGTGCTGGAGAAGGCCGTGGGCAAAAGCGACGCTGCGGATAGCTCCCTCGACCTGCTGTCCTTGGAGATGTTTGAGAACATCGCCTACATCATGGCCAAGCACGCTGATCCCAGCATCCCGGATACACCAGAGGATTGGCTGGACCGGTTTAACACCTTCTCCATCTATCAGGTGCTCCCGCAGCTCATCGAGCTCTGGGGCCTGAATGTGCAGACGGATGTCCAGTCTAAAAAAAACTTCGCCCAACTGAGCGGCAAATGACAACGCCGCTGTTCCTGCTCCGCTGCGTACAGCTCGGCATCTCCATCCGGGATCTGGATCTTTTGACCATCGGCATGGTGAACGACATGTACGCAGAGAGCCGGAACGACGATTACAAGTATCGCGAGGTCGCTACCCAGAGCGACTATGACAATTTCTGATGCGGGAAAGGAGGCGCTACCGTGGCTAACAGAATAAAGGGCATTACCGTGGAGATCGGTGGCGATACCACAAAGCTCCAGACCGCTCTGAAGGATGTCAATTCGGAAATCAGGAATACGCAGTCCCAGCTGAAAGATGTGGAAAAGCTCCTGAAGCTCGATCCGGGCAACACGGAGCTGCTTTCCCAGAAATACAAAACCCTCCAGCAGGAGATTCAGGCGACCAAGGAAAAGCTGAACACGCTGAAGGAAGCCTCCAAGCAGGCGGATCAGGCGCTCAAGGACGGCACAATCTCTCAGGAGCAGTATGATGCCCTTCAAAGGGAGATTGCTGAGACCGAGCAGAGCCTGAAAAGTCTGGAGCAGGAATATAAGAACTTCGGCTCCGTGCAGGCACAGGAGATTGCGGCTGCCGGTGAAAAGATGAAGGAATTCGGCGGTAAGGTCGAGAGCGCTGGCAAGAGCATGACGACGCATGTCACGCTTCCTCTTGCTGCTCTTGGTGCGGCAGGCGCGGCGAGCTTTGCCGAGGTCGATAAGACCATGCAGCTCACCAACAAGACGATGGGCAACACCACCGAGGAAGCGGAGCTGCTGAACAAGGCCATGAAAGAGGCTGCGGCAAATTCCACTTTTGGCATGAAGGACGCCGCAACCGCGACACTGAACTTTGCCCGTGCCGGTCTGGACGCGGAGCAGGCCGCTGCTGCTCTGGCTCCGGCAATGAACCTCGCCGCAGGTGAAGGCGGCAATCTGGACACGGTTTCCGGAGGGCTGGTCGCTACGATCAATGGCTTTCATGGGAGCTTTGAGGACGCAGGCCACTACGCGGATGTGTTCGCTGCCGCCTGCAACAACTCCGCTCTGGATGTGGACAGCCTGTCGAGTGCCATGTCCGTGGCGGCTCCGATTTTCTCTGCCGCAGGATACTCGGTCAATGATGCCGCCCTGTACATGGGTGTCATGGCCAACAATGGTATCGATGCAGATAAGGCCGCCAACTCCCTGAAGACCGGTCTGGCAAGGCTGGTCTCCCCAGCCAAAGAAGGCTATGAGGCCATGAAGCAGCTGGGGATTGAGGTCACCAATGCAGATGGCTCCATGAAGGATTCTGTTACGATTCAAAAGGAACTGCATGATGCCTTCAGCAAGCTGTCCGAATCAGAGCAGATCGCCGCTGCCTCCGCCATCTTCGGCAAAAACCAGATGGCTCCGTGGCTGGCGCTGATCAATACCGCTCCGGAGGATGTAGGCAAACTGGATGCCTCCCTGCAAAGCTGTGCCGGAACGACGGATGAAATGGCTGAGGCCATGATGAGTGGATTCGGCGGCTCCCTCGAAAAGCTGAAGAGCTCCATCGACGTTCTGGTCACTTCCATTGGTGAGGCGCTGGCTCCGGTCATCCTGCAGGTCGCAGATTTTGTGCAGCGGCTGGTAGATAAATTCAATTCCCTGACGCCTGCACAGCAGGAAACCATCGTAAAGATCGGACTCATTGTGGCCGCTGTCGGTCCGCTTCTGGTGATCGTCGGTAAAGTCATATCCGCTGTTGGCACGATCATGACCATTGTGCCCAAGATCTCCGGAGCGATCACGGCTGTGAAGGGAGCCTTTGCAGCGCTGAACGCCGTGATGCTGGCAAACCCAATAGTCCTGATTATTGCTGCTATCGCCGCGCTGGTCGCGGCCTTTATTTATCTCTGGAACAACTGTGAGGAATTCCGGCAGTTCTGGATTGATCTCTGGGAAGGAATCAAGGACATCGCCGTCAAGGTATGGGAAGGCATCAAGACCTTCTTCTCCGAGGCATGGGAGGCAATCAAATCCACCTGCGAGACGGTGTTCAATGGCATAAAGGATTTCTTCGCCGGTGTATGGAACGCAATCAGTACGACAGTTACCACCGTCTGGACGGCAATCAAGGATACCATCACCGGCATCGTGCAGGGCATCTGGGACAAGATCACCGGTGTCTGGCAGAGCATTTACGATACAATCGCTCCCTTGCTGGAGGCCTTCCGGTATCTGTTCGAGACCGTCTGGCAGGCCATACAGATTCTGATCAGCACGGCGCTGGAGGCGATCTCCAACAAGGTCACAGAAATATGGAACGGCATCGTGGCTTTCCTGACGCCGGTACTGCAGGCCATCCAGAGTCTCTTCCAAACGATCTGGAACGCCATCAGCGGTGTGGTATCCACGGTGCTGAATGCCATCAAAAATACGGTGACCAGCATCTGGAACGCGATCAAGGGTGTGATCACCACTGTGCTGAACGCCATTAAAACCGTGGTTTCCACTGCGCTGAACGCGGTGAAGACGACCTTCTCCACGATCTGGAACAATGTGAAATCCACGGTCACCACCGTGCTGAATAACATCCGCAGCTCTGTCTCCCAGATCTTCAATAACATCGTGAACTCCATCCGCAGCGCCATGACCAATGTGCTGAACGCGGTGCGGCAGGGCTTCAATAACGTGGTGAGCTTCATCCGGAACCTGATCTCTCAGGCTTTTGGCTGGGGCCGCGATCTTATCATGGGCATCGTCAACGGCATCAGGAACTGCATCAGCGCGGTGTCCAATGCCGTCACCAGTGTGGCGGACGCCATTCGCTCGGTGCTTCACTTCTCCGTCCCGGATGAAGGCCCTCTTACGGATTACGAGAGCTGGATGCCGGACTTCATCGGCGGCCTTGCCAACGGCATCAAAAAGAGCCGAGGCATGATTAAGGACGCCATGAATGATGTGGCGGGTGACATGGTGCTCAGCCCTACCATACAAGGCGCGAGCGCAGCTACGGTGACTGGCGGTGTTGGAGGTGTTGCGGACATGGTTTCCGCGATCCGGGAAAGTCTGTCCGGGATCAAGGGCGAGGCTGCCGGTGACACCATTATCCCGGTGTACATTGGCTCCGAGCGCATTGAAGAGATCGTCGTGAAAGCAAACAAGGCTGCCAGCTACCGGTCGGGAGGGAGATAAATGCTGAAAGATTATCCGATCAGGTTTGACGGCGAAAGCATCTTCACTCCCACCTCGTGGGAGGAGGAATCCGCTGTGGTAGAGAACGTTAATGAAACGGAGGCCGGGACGGATCAGGTCATCGTCACCCGATATGACAAGCTGTCCGTCTCTGCTTCCTTCCAGTGTTCTTCCACATGGGCCGGAAAGTTCAAAACCTTCAGCAAGCGGGATTCCATCACCGTCAGCCTATACGACATAGAAACACATGCTTACAAGAACCGCTCCATGCGCCTGCGCTCGTTTAAGGCCGTGCCTGCTCCATATTCGGAGAAGAATCGTGGTACAGATGGGCTGTGGACGGTTTCATTTACCTTGGAGGAGTTTTAGCGAAGGAGGTGGACAGCGTGAAACGAGGAACCACTCCAACCAACACATTCAAAACGAATATAGACCTGACCGGCTCGACGGTTTTTATCACTTACTCGCAGGCCGGAAGAGTCATGTTTGAGAAAAGCGGAGACTCACTGGAAATAAGCAGTGAGGCAGTAGTCACCCGTCTCACCCAGAAGGATACGCTGAAGCTCAAATCCGCCCAGCAGGTCGATATGCAAATCCGGTACGTCTTCCCGGATGGGACCGCTGGGGCCAGCAATATCATGACCGTCCCGGTTGGCGAGATCCTTAAGGACGGAGAAATTGAGCCATGATTCTGCATGCGACCTTCGAGCCTGACTTGGAGCTTTCTGCTGTTATGGAAGACGATCCGCAGATGGATGCAGAGTTTGCGGATACGACGCAGATTGATGGCGGTCAGTATCGATTCGGCTATGGCCTGAAATATGACCCGGACACAAGAACCGTGTCCGTGGATGCCGCAGACGCCGTCACTGCCGGTGACACCCGTCCGGTCACCTCGGCGGCTGTGCAGGTTGAGATCGGCAACATCGAAGTGTTGCTGCACACCATTTGAGGAGGCAGCTATGAGCGTATCA